ATCTCCAAACATTTCCGCCATAGACTCGTGAACTACTGTGTCACGCTTCCGCTCAGCATCGCGTTGGGTGATGCCACGAGCGACTGAGTATTTTGGCGCCTCGATAACGCGGGCGTTGCCGCTTAAGATTTCTGAGGCGACAGAGCGCTTTGCCGAAACATCAGCTTGGCTCACGCCGAGGGCTTCTGCCGTGGCGACGTTATTCCACTCGGGATCGATCGAAGCTCGAAGCTGGTGGTACTGCTCGACGGCGAGGCATTGATCCTGCCACGACAGGTCAACGCGCTTGATGTTTTCTTCGAGTTCGATAAGGTGGATTTGTGCGGGGTCAAGTTCATCGATATACTTTACATCGATGTGAGTCCAACCGAGAGACTTAATGGCTGTGTATCGACGTTCGCCTGCGACGAGGACGTTATCGCGCTTGATGATGATGGGCTGAAGCTGGCCAACTTCGGTGATGGACTTGGCCAGCTCGGAAATCTGAGTGAGTTCTTTCCGTTGACGGGCAGGGCGGTCAACAATGATGGCGTCGATGGCGAGGGAAATGTAGGACATGGGGACTCCACAGGGTGAGAAAGGGGCGGCACAATCTCCGCCCCTCGTTGTTGTTACGCGGGACCAGTACGGGCAATGCGCGGGTACTGGATTTCAGGATCGTTACGATCAGGGTCCCACCGAACGAACATAGAGCAGTGAGCGCCCACTGACTGATCGAGGAGTTCCTTGATGGACGAACCATCATCACCTGGGATTTGCAAGTGGTCGAGAAGGAACCGCTTCAAGCTGAAGAGCGTCCGATCGAAGGCGGCTTGATCCTCTTTGTTGAACATGAACGCATGGCGCTGAGCGGATACGGCAGTGAAAGGTCCGTATTTTTGCAGCAGTTCCGTGTCAACATCCTCACCAGCGGTGACGGGGAGTAAGGTGAACTCGAGAATGTCCCATGAACCTTTGTCAGTGGACTTAGTGTCCATCGAGGGAACTTTCGCCACCTTCGCCGTGTAGTGCCCGACCGGAAGAAGTGGAGGGCGCTCAATCTCAGAGGCTTTCTTAGTCAGTACTTCATTGAAATTCATTTTGCTTTTCCTTTAAGCTGTTCAAACAATGTTGCTAGGCCAGTGCCCAGTGGTAGTTCGGCCTCAACCTTAAAGGGCGCTGATGATTTAAGGTCGAGGAGCGAAGTCGGAACAGTTGTGATGCTCCGCTTCGCCTGCTTGCCCACGCCTACGGTGTGAGCGAGTATCATGTTGTTGAAGTAAGTGGGAACCATTGGTCCGAGGGCCTTGCCGATGGTGTTGGCATAGCCTCGATAAGAGTCATCAGGCTGTTTCACGAGTTGAACGTGAGCGATGATGATGACGTTGGCGCGGAAAGGCTCGGACGTGAGGAGAGACAGAACTTGATCAACGCCTTGCTGTGCGGAATGGTACCACTGGCGGGGCTCCTTCGCCATGGGGTTCATGCCCTTGGCCCACTCGAATGCGGCTTTGCCGAGGCCGGTGAGGGAGTCCATCACGAAAATAGTGTCTGGTCCCCAAGCGGCTGGGACCGTGTCGTCAGACCATTTGGAGAGCAGGCGCATGGCCTCGGCGAAGGCTCGAGCGGGGCCATCGAGGGCTGGTCCAACTGGACCGCCTTTGTACTTGTCACGGCGAGTTTCAAAGTCCACGTTGTCGATCTTGTCAGGGCACTCTTGCTTGATGTAGGAAGCGAGCACGTCGAGGCCGTTATCGAAATCAAGGATGCGAAGTTTGTAACCGGCCTTGACGAGGGATACGAGGGAGCCGGTTTTGCCGGTGCCGGAGTCACCGAGGTAAAGGAGTTTAACAAACTCGGATGACTGGTGGGCGGAAAGTTTAGGCATTGGGAGACTCCTGAATAGCACGAATGTGCCAGCGCTCGACGGTAACGTTGTGCTCTTTGAGGAAGAAATGGCCGAGCGGGGTGTGGGTAAACTTGAGAGAGGTGCGTTGTTGTAGGTTTTCTTCGATCTTTCGAAGCTCGGAGTACCGCAGCGCCATCGCGCTGAGAAGATTGCCGCAGCGGGCTAAGAGGGCGAGGTCGATTTCAACATAGGCGTCAATGAGATTATTCATGGGGGACTCCTTAGCGGGGGATCAACGGGTTCCAGGTCCAGCCCTGCTTGAAGCCTGCGGGCAGGAACTTCTTCCGAGTGGCTGGGTCCATCGAACAGATGTGGCGGAACTCGCAGCCGCCGTAGTTCCCGCAAGAGGAAGGGTTCATAGGGAAGGCTTGCTCGGGGGAGAATGAGCCAGAGCCCTCGGGATGTTCCATCATCTGCCTGACGTAGCCGTTGACACGAGTTATAAGTTCCATAACCTGGTCGTACCACTCATCAAGCTGGGCGTCGGTGCGGAATGAGAACCCCCGCTCGAAGCGGGTGAAGCCGACTGCGATTTGGGCTCCGTCAATGACGACTCCTTTAACAGGTAAATCCCAAATAGCTTTTCCGGCGAAGGTGTACATGGACATTTGAGTGTCGGGGTTGAAGCCGTCGAAGAACCTGGGGGTGATGGTGGAACCAGTAGTCTTCTGATCGGTGACATAAATATCTCCCATGATGCGGGCCAGGCGGTCGATGTGGCCGCAGAAGATCAGGCCGTTATCGACTTCGAGCTTGAATGAATACTCAACGGCTGGCTTGCCGTCGGAGAGAATGATCGTCTCGGAGCCATCTTCAAGGATCGTCTCGAGGTACCAAACAATCGAGCGGATCAGGGTCTCGCGGTTCTTGTTGTTGTCGTAGGAGTTCCACGGGCGACCGATAGGCTCGCCGTCTTTCGTGCCTGTGATTTCCCAAGTATCCTTTAGGGTCTGCCAGACGGTAGCGTTAAGCGCCTCGTCGTGGGATGCGCCAGTAGCACGGGCCTTGTGATAGCGCTCGATAGCGCTGGCATAGAAGCCGCCGAACGTCAGGTGGTGGGACTTCATGCCCGACTCCCAACCTTCGATGTGCTTGTAGTAGAAGTACCTCGGGCACTTTTCTGCAGCTTTCAGCATGGTGGAGTCCCATGCGAAGAAGGTGCCGTCCTCGTTGCGATGGCTGGTCACAGGTCGATGTCCCCCACGCTGATGACTTTCTTCAACTCGAGGGCCTTGGCCGAGGGCGCCTTCATCTTACCTGCGCCGGAAGTATTGTCAAGTTTAAATGAAGCCAAGCGAGCACGAAGGGCGGTAACAAGGTCGTGAATGTCCTGTTCGCTGCACTTGAAGGGGTCTTTGGAAAATATGGTTGCGAGGTCAGACATCGACATCTCCCTTAATCTTAGATGTGTCCACTGGAGGATCACGTTTGTCGAGATAAATCCGAACGAGGTTTCGGATAATGGTTGAGGCCTCGCCGTCAGGGTGAAGACGCTGAAGGCGGGCAAAGTCCCCTTGGTAAAAGAGGAGCGTGTGCTTAGAGAGCTTCTCGGATTTCATCGCGTTTAACTATCCATAGTTCGTTGTCGGGATCGGTAGGGGATAGAACGAAAGAGAGGCAGATGAAACTCACGTCCTCTTTTTTAACGGAATAAAGTTTCTGCCTCAGGCGTAGGGGTTCTGGCGAACGCACTACAATGCCATGCTCCGATGCTACGGCCTGAAGCAAAAGTTCGCGCATCAGGCAACTGCCAAAGGTTCTTCGTCGTAGGTTTCGATCATGAGGATCGTGGCTTTGCCTCCGGGCACATCGCACCAACATTTGGCAAACTTGCCTGCGTCCATTTCAGGGGCGAGGTCAACTGCGACTTCTTTGGCGACGTAGCCCAGGTGTTCGCCAGTCGCAGGGTCTTTGACCATGATGGCATTGGGGTCGTAGGGGTTGTGAGCCTCGCGTTCGAGGGTCAACTCGGCCCCCTCGACGAGGTCCATAACGATTGCCTGTGCGGCGACAGGGCGGAAGTTCATACCGCGAAGATAGACTGAATAAGTTGTCATCTTGATTTCCGATCGTTGATGAAGGTGGAAGTGCCCGCCCAAGGGGAGTCTAATTCCTTGGGCGGGCGAGGACTGAGGGTGCAAGGTACCGGGGAAGGAAGCGTGTCCCCTCAGTCTTTGTTAGAGCGAGAGGTCTTCGCCGCCGAGTTCAGGCAGCTTCTTCTTCGAGGCGACACGGCGCTTGGCTTCCTTGATCGTGTCTTCCTGGGCGGCGATCTTCTCGACAGCCGCCTCGTACTTTTCCTCGTTGCCCTCGGTGGCGAAGTAGGCCTTGAGCGTGACACCGTACTTCTCGGTGATCTTGCCCTTGACGACTTCCTTGGCGATGCGGAAGGCTTCGGCCTCGATCGGGTCGATCGGAGTGCGGGCATTCGCAGTCATCGAGAAGACGTAGTTCTCGTCGTAGCCCTTGAGGTCTTCGAGGACCTTGGCCAGTGCAGCATTACGGGCGGAACCTTCAGGCTGCTCAAGCGCGGCCTTGACAGCCGAGCGGAAGTTGTTGCCGATGTTTTCGGCGCGAGTCTGGTTGAGGGTCTTGGCCTCGGCGGCGGTGATGACATGGCCCTCGGCGTAAGGGGCAGAGACTTCAACAGACACGCCACTGATAGAGATTGACTTGGTGGACATAATTGTAATTCCTTTCGTTGCCCATTGGGCGATTTGTTGGTAACGCCCCCACTATACGAAAGCTCGCGGGGAAAGTCAAGACTTATTTTGGAGGAGCCGGGGGGTATGTATGGTTTATTGGGTAAAGTATAGGTATGCAAAACTGAATTATTTCCGATCCTCTATTTCATTGATGCCGTCGATGATTAGTGCACGGGCGAGTTCGGCAACGGTTACGCCTATGCGTTTGGCTTCCTTGTAGATGATGAGGAGCTGTTCGTCAGACAGCCCTTCAACTGTGAACCGCCGAGGGCCGAAGAGGTGGCGCTTGGCTGTGTTCGTGACGTGAGAGACAGAGCATCCGATCTGCTTTGCTATGTCTCGGTACTCCATCCCCTGCAACATCAACGCGATGATGTCAGGGGTTCTGGAGTTGGCGTAATACTTTGGCCTCTTGATAGGGTTGGGCACCGTCCGCAGGCGAGAGGCGTCTTCATTCTTCATCAGGCTTACCGTCGATGAAGGCTTCGGAACTGATGTAGGTGAGGGTAGCCTTCGAGCGGGTCTGGATCACGTAGAGGAGGTTCTTCTCTTGGCCTTCTTGCTCTTCGATGCGGATCAAGTCCCGGTCGAGGACGAACACGTTGTCGAACTCGAGGCCCTTGGATTTGTGTCCGGTCATCAGCATGATGGGGCCTTGAGAGTTGAACAGGTGTTCGGCGTAAGCGAGGGCATCACCGAGGGTTTCCCCCTGGTTAGCGAAGATGCGGAGGCAATCGGCTTGGTCATCGATTTTAGTCGGCGAGCGGGATTTCTTCTTGCGTTCCGCAGACCACTGCTCGATCGAGAAGAGGACATCTTTGCGGGGCATTGACGAGGCACCGAACTTCTTCATCACCTTCATGAGGTGCTTGCCGATGTCGTTGCCCACAATCTGGGGGTAGCGGCCGTTCTTCAGGAGCCGGATGGCGCAAGTGAAAAGCGGAGCGTTGTTGCGGCAGATGATCGCAGCGGTGTCAGGGATTTCCGAAGCGTACCACTCGCCCCAAGTACGGACCTCGCCTTCGACTGCCCACTCAGGGTAACGCATGTGCGGCGCTCGCCACAGGGCCTCGGCCACCACCTTGCGAGGGCACCGAAAGGAGACGGAGAGCATGAGGGGCTTCATATCGAACTGCTCTGCGAGGAGAGTCATCGAGTCCTCGTGAGCGCCCCGGAAACCATAGATTGCCTGGCAAGGATCGCCCACTGCAATGAGGCGTCTCTTCACCATCTTACGCAAGGTTGCGTGGTTGAGGGCGGAGAGGTCCTGGGCCTCGTCAATCATCACCACAGGGAACGAGGGAAACATGGCCGGAAACACAGTCGGCATCAAAATTTGATCGTTGAAATCGATTTTGCCCTCGTAGGCCTGGGCGATGGACTTGAGTGTTGCTGCTCGGATAAGGTTCTCCTGTGAGCGGGACGGTGCGTCATCGAGCGAAGCGAAGAACTCGTCGTCACGCATGAGAGCCTTGGCGGCAGGGTAGTGACCGGAAGGAATGTAACCTGCCGTCTTGCCTGACTCGATCATCTTGAGGGTATCAGCGAACTCGTCGAAGGCGTCGGTCTTCTCGCGGGCGGGGAGAGCGTTGACCAGCTCGGTGAGGATGATGAAGGTTTTCTTTGTGTCGAGGACCAAGCGCCGGCCCGTGGCCTCGGCCCAAGCGCGGTGGCCGAGGGAGTTAAGGGTCATGGCTTGGCAGTTAGGCGGGAGTCGTTCCGCCATTTCGAGGGCAATTTTCTTGTTGAAAGCGAGGCAGAGGATCGACTTGGTTTTCAGCGCCTTGGCGACCATGACGAGGGTTGAGGTCTTGGCTGCGCCAGCGAGAGCTGAGATAATCAGGTTGTCCTCCGAAGCGAGGGCGGCATCGATGGCGGCTTGCTGCTCAGGAGTGGGGGAAAAGGTCATGGGAGTGTTTCCTCTGTGAGAGTGAATAAGACTACGGCGTAGTCAGTGGGGATGCGGTGAGGTTGGTGTTCGACTTTGAGGCCTATATACTCACCAGTTAAAGCATCATATTTATTGATAAATATTCCTCGAAGCCAGGCAATTAAAGCCTGCTTGGCTGCTTTCTCCGAGGGGAAGAACCGAGGGTGGCGTTTGTCAGATGGGGGCTCCGGCTCGTCAAAGCTGAAGCCTTTTGTGTTGTGGGGGAGGTAGTGTCCGCTGGACAACTGTTTGATGGCGAAGACTCTCATTACAAATCCAGTTCAATGTCAGGGTTGAAGGTCGGCCTTGTCGGGGCCACAGGTTTGCGTGTTTCGACTGGCTTCACCGATCGGATCAAGTCGAGGATCATAGGAGACTCAATGATCCTGTCTCGTTGAAACGAGCGGTTGAAGATAGCGATCTTGCCCGAACTCAGAGGAAGGAACATTACCCCGTCGTTCGAGTACTTGCGGGACTCCGCTTCCATCTCGTCAGAGGTCATCGAGCTTGTCCAGGTTCAGCTTATCGGCGAGGCTGAAGATGGCCTCTTCGAGGTCTTTCTCCTCTTGCGTGAGCGGGCGAGCATCGGCGAAGTCGAGGGGCTTGCCATCAGCATCTTGAAGAACACCCTCGGGCACACGTCGAGCGAAGGTGATGACGTTGTCGGAGAGCTTCAAGACGAGGTCGTTGTAACGGTTGTCGCCGTTGGCCTGGACCAGCTTGCGGAAGTAGTAGGCTTCCATTCGCCAGCGGACAGCGGCCTTGGGGGAGGCGCATGTGTATGTTGCGCCTGGTTTTGCCAGCACCGCATCAAGCACGGCTTGAATGTGGGCATAGGCCTCGGGGTTTGCAGGAAGTGCCATTAGATGTCTATGTCCTTTGCGTTGATGTCAGGGAATGGATTGGCCTTGCGTTCTTTGATGAACGTGGAAACCATCGCGTTCACCTGGTCTTGTGTTGGAGCGCCAGGCTGGCCGAGTTTGGTTTGGCCAAGCTGACGGGAAACGAGGATTTCCTTGAGATAGATCAAGCCACCGACTGTCGCGGGGATTTGAACTACGTAGTTGTCGCCGTCCGAAAGGAGGAGACTACCGAAAGAGGAGAGGGAAATAAACAAGTGCGTGTCCTATCAGAAAGCAGGTGAGGGCGAGGACGGTGAGTGTGATGACGAGTTCAATGAGCCGCATCCGAGAAGCCTTGTGATAAGGTTGAGGTAAACGTGTTGCTGAGCAACGGTGTTGTCGCGAACGCCGTGCTGGAGGTGTGTCCATTCCTCGACGAGCGCTTGGGTGAGGCGAGTGGCCCCGCAATTGGC